ATAATTTGATTCATTTAGAATAAAAAATCTATTATAAATTGGAATATAATTTTGAACATTTGATAAATATGTTAGTTCTTCTTTTTCAAATGTTTTGAAAAGATCTGTGTTTTTTCTCTTTTCATAGTTAATAATACTATTATCCATTAGCTAAATAATATATTAATAATATATTATTTAAACTTATTTATTTTAGTAACTTTATAAACTTATTTCTAAATAAAATTGCGTATTATAATAATAAAAAAGATTTATTATTATATAAAAATGACTCTAGAACTGAAAAAATTTGATATGAAAACAATTAGTTTCAAACCAAATGAATCTAAAGGCCCAGTTGTGGTTTTAATTGGTCGTCGTGATACAGGTAAATCTTTTCTTGTGAGAGACCTATTATTTTATCATCAAGATATACCTCTTGGTGTAGTTGTTGCTGGAACAGAAGAGGGGAATGGATTTTACGGAAAAATGGTTCCAAAATTATTTATTCATAATGAATATAATACAGCCATTATTGAAAATATTTTAAAAAGACAAAAGTCTGTTTTGAAACAAATAAAAAAAGAAATGGAAGCTTTCAAAAGAAGTACAATAGATCCCAGAGCTTTTGTTATTTTAGATGACTGTTTGTATGATGGGGCTTGGACTAGAGATAAAATGATGCGTTTATTATTTATGAACGGAAGACATTGGAAGATCATGTTAATTATTACAATGCAATATCCACTAGGTATTCCTCCAACTCTTAGAACAAATATCGACTATGTATTTATTTTGAGGGAACCGTATATCGCAAATAGAAAGCGTATTTATGAAAATTATGCTGGTATGTTTCCTACTTTTGAGTCATTTTGCCAAGTTATGGATCAATGTACTGAAAACTATGAATGTCTAGTTATCAATAACAATGCAAAGTCTAACAAGTTACATGAACAAGTTTTTTGGTACAAAGCTGATTCTCATAATGACTTTAAATTAGGGTCACGAGAATTCTGGGAACTTTCAAAAGATATTCAATCGGATGAAGAAGATGAAAAATATGATCCAAATAATACAAAGAAACGCGGCCAAGGACCAAAAATTAGTGTAAAAAAAACAAAATGGTAAAAACTTTTTAGTTATAAAGAATATAAAGTTTTTCAATCAAAGTGTTACACCTTTTTACATTTCAAACACCGATTCACAAAATAAAAAATTGATATAAATATTTGTTTAAAGATATTTGTTTAAAGGATATTGTCTATATTATTTTAACAAATGTGTATTTACCCTGGATGTAAGGTTATACCAAATTATAATAATGAAGGTGAAGTCAAGGCTGCGTATTGTGCTACTCATAAACTAGATGGGATGGTGAATGTAAGAAGCAAAACTTGTATTCACCCTGGATGTAAGGTTCAACCAATTTATAATAGTGAAGGTGAAGTCAAGGCTGCGTATTGTGCTACTCACAAACTAGATGGGATGGTGAATGTAAAAAACAAAACATGTATTCACCCTGGATGTAAGGTTCAACCAATTTATAATAGTGAAGGCGAAACCAAGGCTGTGTATTGTTCTACCCATAAACTAGATGGGATGGTGAATGTAAAAGACAGAACTTGTATTCACCTTGGATGTAAGGTTATACCAATTTATAATAGTGAAGGCGAAACCAAGCCTGCGTATTGTTCTACCCATAAACTAGATGGGATGGTGAATGTAAAAGACAAAACTTGTATTCACCCTGGATGTAAGGTTATACCAAATTATAATAATGAAGGTGAAGTCAAGGCTACGTATTGTGCTACTCATAAACTAGATAGGATGGTGAATGTAAAAAATAAAACTTGTAAAAGCGACTGGTGTTTCACATTGGTTAAAGAAAAATACGAAGGGTATTGTTTATTTTGTTATATGAACCTGTTTCCTGATAAACCGGTATGTCGTAACTATAAAACGAAAGAATATGCAGTAGTAAATTTTGTGAAAACTAGGTTCTCTGGTTTAGATTGGATAGCAGATAAAATCATATCTGGTGGTTGCTCTAAAAAAAGACCAGATTTATTGTTGGATTTGGGATATCAAATTATTATAATTGAGGTAGATGAAAACCAACATATAGGCTATGATTGTAGTTGCGAAAACAGACGCATTATGGAATTGTCGCAAGATTTAGGACATAGACCAATCGTATTTATCAGATTCAATCCAGATGATTATGTAAAAAACGAAAAAAGTATAGGTTCTTGTTGGGGTCAAGATAAAAAGGGCATTTGCGTTGTAAAAAAGTCAAAAAAGGATGAATGGACACAACGATTAAACGCGTTAGAAGAACAGATTATATATTGGATAAACCCTGTAAATATGATAAACAAAACAATTGAAACCATCCAATTGTTTTATGATGTCTAAAAAAGCAAAGTCACTTGACAACACGATAGCCTTTTAGGCATTTGAAATGTTAAAAGGTGTAAAAAAAGTAAAATAGTATGAAAACAACTGGTAACTAGTCAAAATCAATTAAGTTATGAACTTCTTCTTGTTTACTTGGTTTGCTCAGTTGTTGTGTCAAATAATCAATTGTCATTATTTTACTATTTATATCTTTTTCTAGTTTTGATATAATAAGTCTTTGAGAATTTAATGTTTCTTTTAGTTCTAAATTTTCAATATAATAATTAGCTTTATTTAAATTCATATTAACAAGCCATTTTTGATGAGTTTTACTTTTTATATGATTTGCAAAAATACTATACGTTTCATATACTTTATCTTTTCTAGAACCACATGGACATCTTAATCCATTTTTGGTATAGTTGAAAGATGGTATTTTATCTATATAGTTTCCAGTATCATCTATACTCGGAGTATATATATCAGGTTCTACAACTAAATCCATTTTAAATAATATAATCAAAAATATTTATATTATTTATTTATTACAAAAATTAATTCTTTTTCATTGCAAATGGTCCACTAATTAACTCACTTTGTCCGTTATCTGTTTTGCCCGTAACAATATTTTCACCTTCAAATAGTTCTGCTCGAATATCTGCTGCTGAAATGGTATCTTGTTCTTTCAAACTCGACTCTTGTGTGTTCATGTTAGTTACTCCAATCAAATTTCCTTCTTCATCTATCGTTTGTGTTAGAGTAGCACCGGTTTTTTCTGCTATTTTGATATTTTCTGCAATTGCTTTTTGCTTTGTTTCTTTTACACGTTGTTCAAATGCTGACTTTGCAAAAGCTTCGTTCTTTGTTTTTTCTTGCATCAACTGATTTAACTCATCCTCAATATATTCAACACGACCCGTTTTATAAGCTTCGGGATCCCATGGCATCCATAAACCAACAGGTCCAACAAAGACATCATGATTAGGATCTAATTCTCTCAACATTTTACATCTTAATTCAGCTTCTTCCATAGTAGGATAAACTCCACGAATTTTTAGTCCACGCGTAGAAGTTTGGAAGTTATTCTTGACATTAAACGCATTTTCCAAATCTTCTTCATTTTGATCTAAGAATGTCTTATAGTCATCTTCCATATTTCCTTTTGAAAGAATATTTTGCTCTTCATTCACAAATTCCTTGAAGTCTTTTGTTACATCATCAAAAGTTAACTTATATTTATATGATAAAAAATTGAGAAACTGAACAAACTTTTCCATGCTTTTTGAAAATTCCCATTTCTTTAGGAATTCTTCAAAGAAAAAGATTTCTTTATTTTTTAAAATTTTTTCAGGAGAAATAAAAGATACGCAAACAAATTTTTGTCCAGCAATTTGTTTATCTTCATCTAATACATCTACATATTTAGGATTAAGTGATCCATTTTTTAATATTTTTTTTTCAAATTTAGGAGTTTCTTCCGACCTTTTAATTTTAGATTGAACGGTCATTTTATATTCTACTTTATTTAATTTTAAGTGTTTTATCGCAAAATATATTTTTTTTTTCTTATTATTTAATATAAATGATTGACATCGGCGAGCTCGTGAAAAGAATCATTAAGTATTTAGTCGAAGGTTTAATGGTTGCTATTGCTGCCTACGCTATTCCTAAACGTTCCCTCAACGTTGAAGAAATTGTGTTACTTGCTCTAACAGCTGCAGCAACATTCAGTATTTTGGATACATATGTTCCGAGCATTGCAGTTACAACACGTTCAGGTGCAGGATTCGGTATTGGAGCCAACCTTGTTAGATTCCCTGGAGGTTTTTAACTAACATTAATTAATAATGATTTTTTATAAAAATAAATAATATTATGATAAACTTACCATAATATTATTAGTAAAATAATTATATTGTAGCTATAAACTCCCAGTCTAATTCTTCACAAATTTTTTTCCATATAATATCTTGTTCTATTAATTTTTCTCTGTCTTTTAACATTGGAATTTCTGGCAGATAAATATGTTCAGTAAGCAATTCAAATAGTTTATAAAGTACATAATAATAATGTAAAAAATTTACACGATAATCTGGGCAATGTTTTGCATAAGGATATTGAATTTCCATAAAAAAATTACAAAGAGTTTCTTCTAATTCTTGAGAAATAACCGGTGGTTTAATACCTAGTTTGTCTTTAATAAAATTAATGTGTTCATAAAATTTATTGTGACCTAATTTTTTTAGTAGTTCTTTCATTTTATAATAAGTTAATTTTGAATATTCTATTCGTTCTTTTTTTATTTGTTGTTTCAAATTTTCAATAACTTCTAAAGGTATTTGGGTTGTTTCCTTACCTTGAAACTGTGCAAGTATTTCTTTGAAATGATTAATTTTTTTATATGCATAAAAACATACTTCTTTTGGTGGTTCTTTATAAGACGGTTTCTCATTTTCAATTAAATATTGAACATTTACAGAACAGTTATTACAAATTAATACACCTTCATCATCCATAGGGATTAATTCTCCTTTATAACAAGACTTACATATATCTGTAGAACAAACAAAAGAGTTTATGTCTAAAAAAGATTCATCAATATTGCTCAAATATTTTTGAAAAATATTTTTATTTTTTGTTTCTATTATATTTGAACTATCATTATTATTAATTTTAAAAAAACACTCTAAAACTTTATTATTATTATTATTATTATTATTTCCATTAGATATATCTTTTTTATTTTCAAAATAATCAAAAATGTATTTAGAATTATCCAAAAAATAATCTTTTTTTTTTGACTTTAAAGAAAAAATTGCGCTATTTATTTCTTGTATACGGTCTTGATAATCTAATATTTGTTCTAAAGATAAATCTTGATATATTTTATTTTTTTCTAAAATTATTTTTATATTTTGTCTTTCTTTTTTTAATTTTGGTATTTTATCTTGCTCATCTTTTACAAAATCATTCAAAAACTCTCTATGTTTACCATCTAAAGTTGTAGCCGTTTTTTTGTTTACCTTTATTTTTTTTATACTTTTTGGCTTAAAAGATGGCATGATAAATCTTTATTATAATTATAAACTATTATTTAATTATTAATAATGATAAAATATATTTATTTCAAGTTAAAAAAATATTTTGTTTTTCTTGAATTCAATAAATGGAAAAAAATCTTCATGATAGTTTAGATTTAAAAATAAATATTGAAAATATAGGTTCTTCTAACTATGACATTAAAATTGATAATACCAGGTTTCAAAAAATGCTATTTTTATACAATGCCATTAACGATGGGTGGACAATTAAGAAAAAAAATGAATCTTATATTTTTATTAAAAATCATGAAGGGAAAAAAGAAATTTTATTAGACTCATATTTACTTTCATTTATCAAAGGAAACTTTGATCTAAGTAATTTATTATCAAAATAAATTAAATATTATAACTCTAAATGAAATACGAATTTATAAATTTTATTGATAAATAATTTACTATGATTAAAAATATAAAATTCATAAAATATTAACATTACATATTACGAATGATAACAAAAAAATATTTTTGAAATGAAATATTTTAATAAATATTTTAAAATCATATTTTTGTCAATTAAATTAAAATTTTCAAATTTTTTTTCTTTAGCAATATTATAAATATGGGAGGTGGATTAATGCAACTCGTTGCCTATGGCGCACAAGATGTTTACCTTACTGGTAATCCTCAAATTACTTTCTGGAAAGTCACATATAGGAGATACACTAACTTTGCGATTGAGTCAATTGAACAAACTTTCAATGGTCAAGCCGATTTTGGTCGTCGTGTTACTTGCATCATCAGCAGAAATGGTGATCTTGCATACCGCACTTACTTACAAATAACTCTTCCCGAAATCAACCAACTTATGGGTAACTCTGCCAGTATCACATCTGGAAATAACTCCGTTTATGCACGTTGGTTAGATTTCCCTGGAGAACAACTTATTGCTCAAGTTGAGGTTGAGATTGGAGGTCAACGCATTGACCGTCAATATGGTGATTGGATGCACATCTGGAACCAACTTACCATGACTTCGGAACAACAACGCGGATACTTCAAGATGATTGGTAACACCACACAACTTACCTTCATTACTGATCCTTCCTTCGCTGCTATTGACGGACCTTGTGACTCACAAGCTCCTCGTCAAGTCTGTGCTCCTCGCAATGCTCTTCCTGAAACAACTCTTTATGTTCCATTCCAATTCTGGTTTTGCACAAATCCCGGACTTGCTCTTCCTTTGATTGCTCTTCAATACCACGAAGTCAAGATTAACCTCGATCTTCGTCCTATCGATGAGTGCTTATGGGCGGTTACATCATTGAGCTGCAACAGCACCAAAAATCCTGCTGGCGGACCTTATTCTAATTTGGCTGCCAACCAATACAGTGTTGGTACTCCTGTTACTGCTACTATTGCTTACAATCAATCCCTTGTTGCTGCGTCTTTGTATGTTGATTATGTGTTTTTGGACACTGATGAACGCCGCAGATTCGCCCAAAATCCTCACGAATACTTGATCACACAACTCCAATTCACTGGTGATGAATCTGTTGGTTCATCCAGTAACAAGATCAAGCTCAACTTCAATCACCCTGTTAAGGAGCTCATCTGGGTTGTCCAACCTGACCAAAACGTTGATTACTGTTCATCTCTTCTTTGTGATGCTACTCTTTTCAAAGTCCTTGGTGCTCAACCTTTCAACTACACTGATGCCATTGATGCTCTTCCTAACGCTATCCACGCTTTCGGAGGACCTTCTGAACTTTCTGGACAAAATGCCTTCATTGATGCTCGCGGACTTTTCCAAGACGCGGGTGCTGCGGATGAATACATTCCTTCCGGATTCACTGGATACTGGCACGGAGGTGTTTACAACAATGGACTCAATGAACCTCACTTTGGAGGACAACAAGTTCCATTGAACCCTGCTGATGCTGCCAATTCAGCTGCTATTCTTGCTCAATATGGACTCACTAATCTTTCTCAATTAAATTCTACTGGAGGAAACTATTATGGAGGATCCTCTGTGTCTGATGCAGGAACATTTGTCCTTTCTGAAACCTCATTAGATATGCACTGCTGGGGTCAAAACCCTGTTGTCGTTGCCAAGCTTCAACTCAATGGACAAGATCGCTTCTCTGAACGTGAAGGATCATACTTCTCATGGGTTCAACCATACCAAGTTCACACCAGAAACCCTGATGAGGGTATCAATGTGTACTCCTTTGCTCTTCGCCCTGAGGAACACCAACCTTCCGGAACTTGCAACTTCTCTCGTATTGATAACGCCACACTCCAATTGGTGTTATCCAATGCCACAGTTGAGGGAACCCGCACTGCCAAGGTCCGTGTTTACGCAACTAACTACAATGTTCTCAGAATCATGAGTGGCATGGGTGGTCTTGCTTACTCCAATTAAGCACAATATACATACTATATTTATATTTTATACAATATTTAATAATTAATAATACATTTTAATTATTAAATCATTAATCATTATAAAATAAACTATTTTATTCTATTAATATAAATGGATGATAAATCACAAGAAATTCAACAAAAACAAATACAAAAAAAAGAAAAAAAACTGCAACAAGCAAAACAAGAAGATAAAAATTTTTTAGAAATTTTTATTAGTAAAACATTTTGGATGTCACAACTATTACCAGTTATAGGTATAATTTTTTTAATAATGTTTGTATCAGAATCAAAAGTTAAGTTACCATATTCTTTCATTTTATTCACTTTTTTTGGTAAGTTAGGTATATTTTTAGAAGATTTGTTTAATAAAGTAAATATAAGAAAACAAATATTAGTAGTTTTTGATCTTGTACAATTTATTGGATTTGCAATTTTAATGTATATAAATAGTACTGTAAAAGCTAATAAACCAGGATCAAATAACAATAAAAGTTGGATAAATAAATGTTTAATTTAATAAAATCATTTAAAAATTTCATTTATATATATATTAAGTAAAATGCAAATTTTTATAAAGACTCTTACAGGTAAAACAATCACTTTAGATGTAGATATGAATGATACAATTGATAATGTGAAACAAAAGATTCAAGAGAAAGAAGGTATTCCGCCAGATCAACAACGTCTTATTTATGCTGGAAAACAATTAGAAGACGGACGAACTTTAAATGACTATAATGTTCAAAAAGATGCAACCCTCCATTTAGTGCTTTAAATATTTTTATTTTTATAAAATAGGTTTTCTATATTATAAAAAAATTGATTTCAAAATATAAATATCAAATACTTTTACAAATAAAAAGAAATGTGGCGTGAAATATATTTTAAACTAGTAAGAACAGCAAATGCAAAAAGATATTTTATCAATTCATCTTGGACAACAGAAGAATTTATTGATAAAATGAGAGAAAAAATAAGACAAGACTTTGATATAGATAACTGTGAATTTATCGACACAGAAAACAATTTACCAGACAATATTGCGGCTGAAGATGGTCCAGCAATTATGCCTACTCATCAAACTTTATTAGAAAAATATGAAGAGAAGTTTTTCCAAATGGCTATTTATATTCGTCCATTACATCGAGATAGTTATTCGGTCAATATACAAAGAGTCAATTATAATAATGAAATATTAAACAATCCTATGTGTATAATTTGTTTCTCTCAAGAAAGAAATATAGTATTTACTCCTTGTAACCATTTATGTGTTTGTAGTAGTTGTAGTATGAATAATTCAATACAATCATGTCCTTTGTGTAGAATCAACATTACAGACAGAATGGTTGTTTACCTTTAATAATTAAAATAATTTTGTAACTTATTCTTTTATTCAAACACATTATCACTAAACAATAAATTCATATTCTTTACTTCAGGTTTATTTTTTTCTTCATAAAACAGTTTTTTAATTTGTTCATCATCCCTCAATCGAATAGAATATGTTTGTTGAATATTATTTCTACCAATTCTTCCTAATGCTTGTATCATTTTTTCCTGAGTTAAAATCATATCCTTACTTAGATAACCATGACAGAACTGATAATTTGTGCCATAAATATAGTCACTTGAAGCAATGATCATATATAATTTTTGTTGATCTGTCAATTTTTTCATAATTTCTGTATAAGTAGTATCCGTATGATTTGTAAATACTCCTATTCCCATTAATAGTAATATTTTCCAACTATCTTCTACATTCTTCAACATCATGATTTCTATAACTGTATCTTCATCTATGTCACTAGTAAATGATTTTTTTGTATCAAATGTTTCTGCCCATTTTTTCAAATGTAATAATTTATTTGGAACAAATGTTTCATTCAATTCTGCTGGTTTAATCATTGAACGTAATGTATCTATTTCAATATTCAACTTAGATGTTACTTTATATTCTAACTCATTCTCTTTTTTAGAATATTTACAGTTTTCTAGCCCTTTTGAATTTTTTTCTTCCAAATCTTCCAAATGTTTTTCCAATTCATTAATTTTTTCATTGATTTTATTATTAAAGTCAATTTTCTCAATTATACCTTCCATTGCTTTTGTTGGAATACTTGCCTGTTGAATGCAAAATTTTGCAATTTTTTCAACATCTTCAGCTAAGAATATAGTTGGACCATCTGTTAATGTATATGCGTCTTTTGTTGTCACATAAATACCACAATTCCCTGTTTCTTGACTAATTGTTGGAGAAGAAGTTGCACTAAGTATTTGTTCGCTCATTGTTTTTACAATTGGTTTTCCTTGAGATAAGTTACTATTACTATAAAAATTAGAACCAAAACTAGAAATTTTTCTTAGAGTATTGCCTTTTTCATCAATACTATTATTTGATAGAATTCGTTTTTGTCTATTCACAGACAAAGATGCCCAAATAGCTCCCCAAGTTCCCCCTTTTATATTACTGAGTACTCTTAAATAATGCAACTTTATATTTTTCATATTTATATCATCAAGTGAAGTAAAATGTCTATTTATTTTCATATTTGACTGAATATAATTATTTTTTTCTACAAATGCAATAAGCTCAGTTACTTCTTTCAAATCAAAATATCGCAATAATGTTAAATTATTTTCACAATGTTTCATAATATTCAAAACTATATCATAATCTTGACTTAGTGTATGTGGTAAAACAACATACCCGTTTTTATTTATTATTGGAATTGACTTTTTACAATCATGACTTATAATATTATGTATTTCTGCCTCAGGAAATTTACTTTTGAAATTACTTATTGTATCTGTTAATTCTTGTAGTTTTGGTAAAGTAGCAGAAGATAAAACCATGTTTGGTATCAAATTTTCTCTCCAATTTTTATTTATAAAAGCATGTAGTTCATGATTATCATAGTCCATTGTAATAGTTGGTTCATCCCAACATACAACAATATTCTCCATTTGATTGAATGCTAACATATAATACATTGCACACAAATAAGAACGAACGTCACATATAATTATTTCAACTTTATCACCAACACTATTATCTACTTTCCCGATTCCTCCTGTTTTTTTATTTTTTTTGAATTCTTTTGCAGCAGAATAATGTAGACGAATTTCATCTGCACTAGAACAACCAAATGCAAATGCTATCTTTTTCCCAACTGAAATTGCTGACTTTGCTAACGCAAGACCAATATGTCTTGCAGCACAAACAAATATTACACGAAAACTTTCTGATAAACCAATAGGAGTTAATGTTTTTCCTGTCCCTGTTGGCGCAATATATAATATTAATTTTGGGTTTTTCTTGGGTAAAATTGCGTCACCAGACCTGTTTATCGTATTGTTTGAATAGTTGTTTTGCATAATTGCGAATATTTCTTTTTGGTGCTCGTATAATGACATATCTGCATATTTCAACAATAGTTCATTTTTTTCGAGATACTCTACAGACTTTTCTATCATAGAAAACATATCTATTTCATCTTCAAAAGTGAATAATATATTTTCTACAATCTTTTTTATATGTCTATTTATCAGAGATATTGTGTTTTTATTCAATTTATAAAGAGTAAAATAGTAAAATAACCAATCTGTCTTGTTTTTGATTTTACTATTAAACAAATTTTCAATTGTATCAATCAGTAATATTTCATATACTTTTGGCATTTTTGAGATATCATTTTTTTCAAGACGTATCATATCAGCCTTTTTTATTTTTGGTTGACCATTTACATCTATATTTAAACATTCAATAGTAGAATTATTTTTATTTTTGATTGTTTTTATTCTATTTGAAAAATATTTATTATACAAAAAGTCCTCCATTTCTAATCCATATTCAATATTCAAAAATGTAAATAAAGACTGAGACTTGTTATATTTTATATTTACATTTTTGTATCCATTCGTAATTAACTGAAGAATATCCTTTTCTTCTTGACTTACAGGAACTTCTATTGATTCCCATTCAGATTTGTTTAATTTTCTTTGAGTTAGATCCATTTGTATTACTACATTCTCTACAAGTATTTATATTTATTTCAATTTTATTTTAAAATTGAAACTAGAAATGAAATAATAATAAACTACTATAAAAGAAACAAACCTTTAAAATGTTTAAACATCAATTTATTGTTTCTATTGAAGGCAATATTGGCTCCGGTAAGTCAACTCTTTTATCTAACTTACAAAAAGAATTTGAAAATAATAAAACAGTTGTTTTTCTAAAAGAACCTGTTGATGAGTGGGAAACAATTAAAGATACTAATGGTAATACTATGTTAAAAAAATTTTATCATGATCAAGATAAATATTCATTCTCATTTCAAATGATGGCATATATTTCAAGGCTAGCAAATTTAAAAAAAGCAATTGAATTAAATAGAGAAGCAACTATATTTATAACAGAAAGAAGTCTATTTACAGATAAGTGTGTTTTTGCAAAAATGTTATTTGAAAGTGGTAAAATTGAAGATGTAAATTTTCAAATTTATATGAAATGGTTTGATACTTTTGTTGAAGATTTCCCTATTAGTAAAGTTATTTATGTAAGAACGAATCCAGAAATATGTTATCAAAGAATTTCAAAAAGAAATAGACTTGGAGAAGATTCAATACCATTAGAGTATTTATCAAATTGTCACAAGTATCATGAAAATATGATAAATCATAATTTAATTTTAAAGTCAAAAAATATAATTCTTGATGGAAATGTAGACATTTATAGGAACGAAAATAAATTAATAGAATGGATAAATACAATAAAAAACTTTTTATATAATTAAATAATATGTCTTTGTCTGAAGAAATTCAAGAAGATATTATGGTTGAATGTCCTCATTGTAAAGAATTTATACTTATTGAAAAATTGAACTGTTGCATTTTTCGTCATGGCATTTTTAAAGATACACAAAAACAAATAGACCCGCATTCAACTAAAGAATTGTGTGATATGTATTTTAATAAAAAACTAATATTTGGTTGTGGAAAACCATTCAAAATCGTAAAGAGAGAAAACCAATTTTTTACTGAAATTTGTGAGTATATTTAAAATAAAATAAAATTATTATTGTAATTTTATTTTATTTTTTATAGTTAATAACTTTAGTTGATAGTTTATAATTACAAAACAAGTTCTATTATAACAGGATAATGATCTGAATTATATGTCCCGCAAAATTCTTCATATCCTTGATATGTATATGCATATAGTATTTTATCATATAAAAAAGGGGATACTAAAATATGATCTATCATAGAAAATTCCGTTGATACAGAAATACAATCACCATTTTTATCATACCAGTCGGTCCCTCTTCTATTTTTTGGTATCAATTCTGCTGCACTTTTTAACTGATACTTTCCACTATAAATTCCAAAAAGACCTTTCAATGTATCTAATGCTTTAGAAATAGGTTTACTGTCATTCACATCTAATATTTCTGCATCAAAATCATTAAAATCTCCTATCATAATCACTTCATACCCTCTACTAATATAATCATAAATGATATTTTGAAGTACTTGAGTTTGAGCTTCTCTCTGCGAACATCTTGTTTTATCTGTTGGAAATGCGATTAAATGTGCTGATATAATTGCAATATCAACATTATTCAATTTGAATTCAGTAACGTAATGTTTACTAACTGCACTAGTAGTAGGAGTTCCTGTATATCCACAATTAGAATTTGGAACAGGATACTCTACTCTTTCATCTGTTCTATACAAGCTTACTTCAGGGTCTATTTTTGTGATTAGTCCTACATTTTGACCGGTTGCTGTGTCGGTGCCTTTTTTTAAGTAAGGTATATATTGTGCGTTATTTATTTTTTCAACTAATAGATTAAGCTCGTCACACCCTTCTACCTCACATAAATTAACAATATCCGCATCAACATAGTCAATTATTTCTGCAATAAAATCCATATGTGTTAATGCTTCAGTTTCATTTACCCAGTCACAACCTGTTCCAGGGCACTTGGATGAACCATAGTAGTCAACAAATAACCATTGGGCATTATATTGCATAATTTTAAAAGTATTACTGTTGTTATTATAACGACGATCATTGTGACTTGATACTGCAGGACATTCTGTATCTGCCAATGCAAAACAAGATAAAACAGTAAATAAAATACTTCTAAAAATCATATTATAAAATACTATAATATTATTTTTATATTCTTTACTAATTATCTTTATAAAGCGGATTTACAGTATCTAATAATATAAATTAATTTTCGATCAATGAAATATTTAGTCTAGAAGGTGGTTTAAATTTTAAAAAATCCAATTCTTTTTTTGTAGTTGGGAAATCATCATAACCATAAATGTCTTGTAACATTAACCATTCAAAAATACCTCCTGTATAAATAAAGACGTTTAAAAACCCTAATTTTAAAAGTTGATTGTATTTTATATGTATTTTCTCGTCATTTGAGTTGCGACCATAAATAATAATTCGAATTCTTTTACTTGTATACAAATGACTATTTATTATCTTTTCTTCTTTATTTGCATTAACAGTATTTTTGATAAGACAGTCTTGTTCTGATTCAGGTAAAGTATTTATCAATAAATAAATTTCTGGATTTTTACATGCAGTCTGAACATCTTCAAAATTTATTTTTTGTATAGATTGAGATAACCCCATTATTTAAATTCTTTTTTATATTTAAATAATAGTTTTTACTTTATTATTTTACCTATTATATAGTAATTTTAATTAAAATTAACAATAATTTCTACCTTTTCCTTTTTAATACTCTTTGTCGCAGAAATAGATAATTCTTCTCTCTTCTTTCTTGTTTTTGCATTTACAGATTCAACAAAAATTTCCTTATGTTTTTTACTAGTGCTATTTCTACTATTCATATCCTTTTCAATCACGTCATAGTTTTCTTCAATATATTCTATTACCTTATTTTCTAGTATCCATTTAAAAAAATTCAACTGTCCTATTGTTGTTTCAATATGAGTTGACCCCTTATATGGTATAGTAATTCTTTCCCATCTACAAAAAGGATCAAATCTACGTTTACTGTAGGCTTTTAGTTTTAACTTATAGTCAACGTAAACTTTGAATCTTCGAATATTACCATTTGAGTCAGATATATTATAAAGTGTATAATACTTTTTTGCATAATTTGTTACAAACCAATCAACTATTCTTAAAGATATTTTTGAGTCACCTGTTATTATTTTAAGCATTTTATTTAAATTATCATCATTTTTATAAAAATCCATTAAGTTGTGTAATAATAAATCATTTTGCGTTATGTAGCTATTTAATGACATTAAATTACTAATTTATTATCTTTTTAAATACTTATTGATAAAAATAAAAATATATTTTTATTATATATAATGGATTTTTCTAAACTTTGTCCTCCTGCTTCAGTATATTTAGTAATATCAGTGATTACACTATTGGTTGGTATTTTTACAGATTTTCACATTGCTTCATTATTAGTAAAGGCATTTTTCGTTGCTTTATGGGCGTGGTTCTTGAACTATTTATGCAGTAAAGGGTTAAAGGTTATTGCATGGGTTTTGGTTTTATTACCTTTTCTTGTAATGTTTGGTATTATTGCATTAGCAACCGAAATTGTTGGTGGCGTCGTCAAACAAACATCTAATTTGATTCCAACTGTTCAAGGAAAAATGCAAGTCCCATCACAAGTACAAGGATTCAGAGGAGGAATGAGACAAGGATTTAGGGGAAGAGAAGGGATGATTGGTTTGCAAGAAAACAGAAAAAAGTAATCAATTTAATAAAATAATTGTTTAATAATTTATCATTAGGTATAATTATTAAATACTACGATAATTCATTTGACAATTCTCTCTCGGTTGTTGTTGATACGGGTTTCAAAAACTTATCTTGATTATTTAAATCTTGTAAATAGTTATTATTTGTGAAAGGGCTCATACCTATTTGACCAAACATTTCCCTATCAGCCATTCTGTTATAGGTATCTTCTCTTTTGTTAAAAGATTTATTCATATCTTGTGGTTTTACAAATATTTGTTGCTCTTCTAAACTCCATACATCATTTTCAGATAGTAAAGATTGCTGATATGCGATTTGTGATACTTTAGACGACTCTTCTTCGTAACTTAACTGTGATTGTATATTTTTATTAAAATTTCTAGGTGTTTTTTCATAAGGTATTCCATTACTCCATTTCCACTCAAATTTTTTAGAAGACATTTTAATATGTGAATATAATACATTTTTAAATTTAACTTTTAACAATATTTAACTTTTTAGTAAATAAAAAGGCGTCTTTACTTGTTCTCCTTCTTTTCAAATTACAACCTAAACATGATATAATAACATTATCTTTAATATGTCCGATGTCATTATCAATACGGTCAAGTGTCCATTGCTTTGTTTCTCTGACAATATCATATAGTATGAATACTTTTTCACTACAATAATAACATTTCAATTCAGAATTATATAATTTTTCTATAGTATCTTTCATGTTGATAAATAATTCTTCACAATATCTATTTTTGATAACATCTTGATTCTTATAACTATCTATTTTATGTTGTAACTCCCTAATAATAATTTTGTAGTTGTCTTGTTTTATTTCTTGTGACTGTTGAAACAAATTATTTATTATTTCATCTTGTTTGTCTAGAGAAAAAAAATCACTAGATATATTCCACTTATTTGTTTCTTTTCTTACTTTATGTATATTTTCTTCTTTTTTTAATTTTTTTATTTGATATCTATTATTTGTTCCAGAAATTACTATGTTTTTTTCATTATTAAAATTACAACTATCTTCCATACTAACTATTAGTATAGTTTTATTTTTAATATCTATATATTAAAAAGTAAATTAAACTTAAAACTATATAGTATACTAAATGGCTACTTCGTCGAATAATGAAGAGTGTATTGAACTTAAAAATATTAAATACAAAACAATGCTTTTAAGTGGAAATATTGTAAAAGAAACCAAATCATCAAATGATTTGAGTAACTTGGAAAAATTTTTAGAAAATGATAAAAATAATAATCAAAATGAACCTTGGAGTAAACTAGATAAAACAGCTAAAACCAAAAAATTATTACAATATGCTGAATTATATACTCAAAAAAATAACTTAAATAAACAAGAAGAAAATGGGTTAGTTATTTTTTTAAAAGATTGCTTAGATAGAAAAAAATTACAAAGAGTAAAGGACGTAGAATATGACAAGACAACAGGAGAAGTGAAGGATATTCCTGCATTATCATTCAATAAATCAAATAATCATTTTACTTTGAAAAATATTGATAAACGTATTTCTACTTTGAAAAGTTTACCTCCAAAAAAAGTTAGAGGAACCATTAAAAATAAAATAGAAACAGATAATTCAGATTCTGACAATGAAACATAATTATATAATAAATATAAATAGATAACAACATAATATAATAATATAGTTTATGTTATTATCTGACCTTGATGACTTAGAAGATATACTAGAAGATATTTGTATAGATGATAATGAAGAAGATACATTTTTTTCTATAGAAGAAGAAACTGATATTATTGAAACTTGTATTGAATTAATGACAGAATATATTGACGAAAATCCAACCGCCATTACAGAACCAGATTTCCACGAAACGTTTATTGAAGATATAAAAGAACTTGTGTTTATGAATTTTGATAATTTTTTTCAAACGAATAGTGAATTAGAAGAAGACTTAGATAACATTATTGATATTGCAACAGACTTTTTTTACTTATACATCATACCTAGACGTTCTTTTACATATACTTTTGAAACAAAATTGAAAAGTTATGATATTAAAACAATTTCAAAAAGACTAGAATATCTCTCAAGCATACCTCAATCTAGTCAGAGAACAAAAGAATGGTATGAAACAAGACATCGTTTAATTACAGCGAGTAATGCATATAAAGCATTTGAAAATGAAAGTGCAAGAAATCAATTAATTTATGAAAAATGTCAACCTTTGAAAATAGAAGATGACCAAATAGTTCAAAAAGTTGAAATGACTAATTTAAATACGGCAATGCATTGGGGTCAAAAATATGAGCCTGTTTCTGTAATGTACTATGAAAAATTATATAATACAAAAGTTACTGAATACGGTTGTATTCCACATGATACATACAAATTTTTAGGAGCGTCACCTGATGGTATTGTAAGCGATCCTTTATTACCTAGATTTGGGAGAATGTTAGAAATCAAAAATATTGTGAATCGAGATATAGATGGTATTCCCAAAAAAGAATATTGGATTCAAATGCAAATTCAAATGGAAACATGTGACTTGAATGAATGTGATTTTTTAGAGACACGGTTCATTGAATATAAATCGTACGATGATTTCGATACAGATGGGGACTTTCTTACAACAACTAAAGGTGAAATTAAAGGAATCATAATGTATTTTTCTGGAAAAGAAGGGAAGCCTCTGTATATTTATAAACCTTTATCTATGACACAAGAATATTTTGACTCCACATGGGAACAACAACAGATGAATGAACAAGAAAATAATGGTTTTACATGGATTAAAAATATTTATTGGAAACTAGAAGAAGTTAGTTGTGTATTAGTAATGAGAAATAAAAAATGGTTTCAAGATAATATTCAAGAACTATCTAATGTATGGGATATTATCTTAAAAGAACGTGAAAATGGTTTTGCACATAGAGCTCCAATGAAAAGAAACAAAAAAACATATGAATCAAATTCAAATGAAGAATTTATAGAACAAAATGTATGTTTATTAAATATAGATAATAACGGGAAAATCACTATTGGGTCTAAACTAAAAGAAGATCAAGTGAAACATAATGTAATAAACTTTCCAGTTATAAAAATACGTACTGACTCGATTGATGAAACTAAAAATAACATATATTAATATATATTAATATGCAGGTAACTCGGGGCCTAATGGAACACCAGGTAATAAGTTACTATTTGTAATATAGTAACCAACCCGAACAGTTTCAGGTGTAATTGTTGGTGCTGGTGGTAAAGGTTTCGATAGATTTGATTTCAACTGATTATCCTTGTATAGTGCTCCACAAAATTCTGCTCTAACACATACTCCATCATCAGGATTTCTTCTATATCTCAAGTTATTTGTTATTTGTGCATACGACCCTACTCCAAATATGGGATAATGCCACCATATATTACTGTAACTATTTTTACTTACTTCATTCCTTCCTGTAAATGGATATTCTTCACTTAAAAGCGGTTTATTCACTGACGATGGATATTCTCCGGGATTTGCTAAATTGCTATACCCTTCAAACATTTTTTTGTTAAATAAAAATGAGAATACTATAATTACTACTAATAATGTGAATAAAAATGTAATACCTTTATTATTATTTAATTTATTTATTATATTCATTAGACTTATATATATATTAATAATAAAATATATTGATTTAAAATTTGTCTTATATACTATATTAGTATGACAGAAAATATAATGGATATGCATGTAACAAAACGTAATGGGAAACTAGAGGATATATCATTTGATAAAATATTAAATCGAGTGAAAAAAATTGGTCAGGAAGCAAATATTCAAATTAATTATTCTTCTTTAGTAATGAAAGTAATAGATCAACTTTACGATACAATACCTACTAGTAAAATTGATGAACTTACTGCAGAACAATGTGCATCATTATCAACTCAACATCCTGACTATGGAATTTTAGCTGGAAGAATAGTTGTATCAAATCATCAAAAGAATACATCCTCTTGTTTTTATGAAGCAATGACTAAACTATATGAATTTAAAGATGTTCATGGTAAACATAGTCCATTGATTAGTGAAGAATTATATAGTATTTCAGTAAACATGGCAAACTATATTGAACCTATGATTGATTATGAGCGCGATTATTTAATAGACTACTTTGGTTTTAAAACATTAGAACGTGCTTATTTATTTAAAGTAAATAATAATATTATTGAAAGACCCCAACATATGTGGATGCGTGTTGCAGTTGGTATTCATGGAAAAAACATGAAATATGTAAAAGAAACATATGATTTAATGTCTCAAAAATATTTTACACACGCAACACCTACGTTATTTAATGCTGGAACACCAAGACCACAGCTTTCGAGCTGCTATTTAATTGCAATGGAAGAAGATAGTTTAGAAGGGATATACAATACCTTAAAAGACTGTGCAAATATTTCCAAATGGGCTGGTGGAATTGGGTTACATATTCATAATATTCGTTCAAAAGGAACTCACATTCAAGGAACAAACGGTAAGTCAAATGGAATTGTTCCTATGTTGAAAGTATTTAATGACACTGCTAGATATGTAGATCAGGGAGGAGGTAAACGCAATGGCTCCTTTGCAATTTACTTAGAACCCTGGCATCCTGATGTTGAAGATTTTTTAGAAATGAAGAAAAATCATGGTGATGAAGAAATGCGGGCTAGAGATCTTTTTTACGCATTGTGGATTCCAGACTTATTTATGGAACGTATTAAAGAAAATGGGAAATGGTCGTTATTTTGTCCACATGAATGTCCTGGTTTGGCTGACACTTATGGAGATTCATTTAAAGAACTATATGAAAAGTATGAAAAAAGTGGGTTTTCACGTAAAGTAGTAAATGCTCGCGACTTATGGTTCAAAATTTTGGATTCACAAATGGAAACAGGAACACCATATATATTGTACAAAGATGCCGCAAATAATAAATCAAATCAAAAAAATTTAGGAACAATTAAAAGCTCAAATTTATGCACAGAAATTATAGAATATTCAAATGAAGAAGAAACTGCTGTATGTAACTTGGCTTCCATTGCTTTACCTGCATTTGTAAATGAAAAAACATATTCTTTTGATTACGAAAAACTTCATCAAGTTACAAAAGTAGTAACCTATAATTTAAATCGTATCATTGACATCAATTTCTATCCTACTCCAAAAACTAGACGTAGTAATTTATTACATCGTCCAATTGGCATTGGAATTCAAGGATTAGCTGATACTTTTATTATGATGGATATAGCTTTTCATAGTGAAGAAGCAAAAGAAATAAATAAACTTATTTTTGAAACAATA